GCACTGGGGTAACCGACGGATCAACGAACGACTCGCTGTCCAGCTTGCCGATCGAGCCAGAGAAGACCGTCCAGTTGGTTGGCGTTGCCACGTTGATGCCGGCGAGGTAGTCGTACGTTCCACCAGCGATGGCATTGGCCACCGGGGTGCCGATGGCGTACGAGCCACCAGCCCACGGCACTCGCAACGTGATCACGTTGCCGGTAATCCCACCCGAGGCCCACATGTCGAATGCCGTGACGTTGCGGGAGTACGTGTAGAAGGGGTACGTGTAACCCTGGGCGTTGGTGTACGGGTAGAAGGCAATGGCCTTGTTCGAGGTGACGGTGCTGTTGTACCAACCGGCTGCCGAGGTCAGTGTGATCGTGGTGGCGCCGGGGATCAGAGCAACGGCCAGTGTGGTCAGCGCCGAACCGGCCATCTTCATGACGTGCCACGACTGGATCACCTGTCCGTCGGCGTCATAGGAGTTGACGTAGCCGTAGTGGTTCGGTGTCTCGCCGGCCTGGCTGAACGACAAGAGCTTGATGGCGTACGAGAACTTGTACCGCTGACTCGGATCGATGGGGATCAGCTCATCGATCTCACGGTTGCTGTCAGCGCCGTTGTAGGTGAAGCTGCCACCGCCAGCAAAGCTCTCGACCGAGTTGTAGTTCATCGTCGAGAAGTTGGTGTTGTCGCCCAGCAGCCCCGAACCGTTGGTGACAAGGTTCGTCCCTCGTGACTGCACGTATAGCTCGGTAGCCAGGTTGCGGGTCTTGAACTGCACCGAGCTGGTGGTGATGTTGAGCAGCTCAGTACCACCGGCACCGGGGGCGCCAGCAGCATCGGCGTGCACGCCGTTGAGGTAGAAGCGGAAGCCGCTGGCGGTACGGAAGTAGGTGTTGTTGGTCTGCGCACCGATGCCGAACGTCGTCGAGTACAGCCCGAGATGCTGTCCGTAGCGAGAGCCGAAGGCGAGGATGCCGGCCGTCATCGTGTCGCCCGTGGCGTTGATGTAGTTCGTATCGGCCTGGGACTTGGTGTAGTACTGCGTGTCGTGGGCGTGGCTGTCATCCACCACGGCCACGGTCAGCGTCATCGCCGCATCGCCCTTGACCGATACCGAGCCGGAGGCGTCGCCAGCCAGAGACAGCAGGCGCGCCGTCGTCCACGCCGCTGCGGTGCCGGAGGTGTTCGAGGTGATCGGGTTGGCCAGCAGGGTGTTGCTTAGCGTGCCGGTGTTGAGGTAGCTGGCGTTGCGGTAGAGCAGGTCCGACTCGGGCTGCGTCATGTACACCGAGTGCGGGTCGGGCGCTGTGGCGTGGGCGAGGATCGCCGCATCCATCTCGGCCTCGCCGAGGTAGCCAGGGTGGGCGTCGGCAGCAGCGACGTGCAGTGCAAGGTCGGCGTCGGTGGAGTACACCGGGTGCGGATCGGCCTGGCCGACGTGGGCGCTGATCGCCGTAGCTAGCTCGGTCGACGTGGTGTACTGCGTGTGCGGGTCGCCGGCTGCGACGTGGGCGGCGATGTCGGCGGCGATCTGTGCCGTCACCTCGGTTGGCGTGGTGTAGCCGGGGTGCGGATCAGCGGCGGCGACGTGGGCGTTGAAGGTAGCCACCGTCGTGTAGGTGGTGCCGGCCAGTGTCTTGGTGAGGTACTGCGTGTGCGGGTCGGCGAGCGCCACGTGCTGTGCCACAGCGGCGTCGGCAGCTGCCGAGGCATCAGGGGTGGCCAGCTCGATCCAGTTGGCTAGCACCGTCGGTGGCGTGGCCTGCAGGATGAACGTCTTGGCAACGTCGTTGCGGATGCAGTAGTCGCCCTTGGTCGCCGGCAGAGCCAGCATCGCTGCTTGGCTGGTCGCCTGGTAGACGTCGGGGACGAACACCGAGCCATCGACGTACGCCTTGGTCGCTGCGTGCAGAGCGCTCGTCGGCGCCGCCGACAGCGTCAGCCGGCCGGTCATCGTGTCCCCGGCGGTGTTGACGTAGAGCTTGTTCGCCGTCGTCGGCCAGTCGGTGTAGGTAGCAACCCACTCGGGCACGCTGTTGTCGTGCATCACCACGAGCACCCGGTCGCCCGAGACCAGGGTGTCGAGGTCGCTCAGCGGGGCGCCATTGCGGGTGAACGGCGCCGCCTCGATCGGCTCCATCCCGTACGGCCCGGGCATGACGACGGTGGCGATCTTCGTCGCCGGATCGAAGCCACGTACGAACGCCTCGTGGATCGAGAGCATGTTGCCGCTCATAGCTCACGCTCCCATCGCTCGGTACCGATCCAACGGTCCTGGGACTTGATCGGCCGCGGCCACATCGACTGGCGCCAGGCGTCGATGGTGGTCGACTGATCGTCCTCGTCCCGGTACAGGCTCAGCTGCGTCATCGAGTCGCTGCGGGTCATCGAGTGCCGTGCCTCGGAGATGAACCAGACGTTGCGGTTGGTGCCGTTGGTCAACGTGATCGTGGTGCCCGAGCGCAGGATGGGGTTGAACTTCAAGGTGCACTGGGCGCGACGCAGTCGGTGTCGGCGGCGCTCGATGCGCTCCTTGGCCAGCAGAGCCTCCTCCAACGACGACACCGTCTCCGGCGCCGGCAAGGTGACCGACGATCCCTCATTGGCGATGACGGTGAACGTCTGGCCGAACTTGTCGATGCCGGCGAACACCCGGGACTCGTGCCCGAGCGGTATGGAGTTGTGGGCGTGGGCGTAGTCGAGGAGCTTGGTGACATCCACAGTGAACAGTGGGCGGAGCTTGCGGCGGCGGATCTCCATGATCGGATCGATGATGCGGATCACGGTGTTGGTGCCGACCAGCTGCATCCCGATCTCGCCAGCCAGCCGGTTGAGCAGTTGCCAGTCGCTCTCGGCCGACTGCAGGAACAGAGGGATCGTGTACTTGTAGGCGTCCATCTCCAAGCAGAAGCCGTAGGGGCGCACGACGTCCTGGGCGATCTCGAAGGGGCGCTTGTCCTTCCACGTGCGCTCGACGCCGGAGCGCATCACACTCGACGCCCCGAGCATGAACACCGTGGTGATGGTCTCGTCCTTCTGCCCGGTGGTCGTCACGGCGGTATCGAGGTACCCGACGATGACCCGTGAGTTGGACCCACTGTCGATGGCCAGGCTTGCCGGCCGGCCGGAGTAGTTGTGGAAGTCCTCTGCCTTTGACCCGGTCACCGTCAGCAGATCGTGTTGACCACAGCGCTCCTCGATCGTGTAGTTGGGGACATCGACCGCTATGCGGTCGACAGCGAAGATGTCCGCCATGTCACGTCACCGGAAGCAGTATCTGCGCCCCATAGCGGAGGTCGTCCGGGCATTCGATGTGGGGGTTCATGTCGGCGATCGTCCACCAGTCGAAGGGGTTCTTGTAGAACCGGTCGGCCAACGTCCACATGTGATCGGCAGCGGTAGCGGTGTAGGTCATGAACCTTTGTCGGGATGGGAAGTACGGCTTGCGCAACACCACGGTGACCTGCGTGCCGTTGCTGTGCGGCATGCTCACCGTGCGCTGGTTGAGGTAGCGGTCCATGGCTAGACGTTGATCACGGTGCCGTTGCGGGTGGTCACGGTCGTGCGGTCGGTGTGGTCGCTGCGATGGGCGTAGTCGTCGTTGTTGGTGGAGGAGTCGGGTGTCTCGGGGTTGGTGGCGTCGGGGTCAGTGGGGTCGGTGGTGTCAGTGGCCGGGTCGACGAACGCATCGCCGCCCGACTCCGACGTCGAGTAGAGCACCTGCAGGCCCATGTCCATCTTGGCCTTGGTCGGGATGTAGTTGGCGTTGAACTCGGCGTAGGTGAACGCCATCGAGTTGACCCAGCCGATGATCACCATGTTCGGGTTGTAGTAGACGGCGACGCCACGGCCGAACGCCGAGCTACCGGACAGACCGAGGTCGAACAGACGACCCGTCATGTCGGTGACGCTGCCTGGCTGGACCTTCATCCCGAAGACCGTGTCGATGTTGATGAGCTGACTGCCGATCTTGGCGAAGTAGTCCTGGTCGCCGCCGAGGATGACCCGGTAGACGTCCCACAGATCCTTCTGCACACCGACGTCGGCGAAGATCGGATCGATGGTGAAGCCGTCGACCTTCTTGATGCCGCTGGTGGCTGCGGCCACTTCCATCGAGCGATCGAAGAACATCTCGATGCCGGTCTGCGCCATGCCGACCTGCGCCTCGGAAGCGGTGCCGTTCTCCTGCAACGACTCAGCCGGCGCCGACGCATGTGAGAAGTCGATCGTCAGGCTGACCGAGAAGGGGTTGAACTGGAACTGCTTGCCCTGGCTGTAGCGGATCTTCTTGGGCTTGACCCATGAGGCACCGGTCTGCAACGGAGCGCCAAGACCGACAGCATCCAGAGCGGCGGGGCGGTCGGCAGCGTTCTCGGCGAGTGCCGCCCCGGTATCGACTTCGCCTTGCTCCAACGCCATACGGGCCGCTACCACGGTGGCATAGGCACCGGACTGAGCGCCGGCTGTGCCGGCAGCGGTCGACTGCCCCGCCTTGACCAGATCAGGATCGATGTCGCAGGGGTAGAGCCAACCACGTACCAGACCGTTCAGCCCGAAGGCTCCGGTGAACCAAGAGTTGCTGTTGAACGTCCCCTTCAACATCGGCGGCTCGACGTAGCGGGGGTAGAGGTAGTCGTTGTTGATGCGGTACGTGGTGTTGGTGACGCCAGCCGGCGTCTGTGACGGGTTCGGGGTGCCGTAGGCGCTGCTCCCGCTCGTTGCCATTACGTGCTCCTCTTCGCTGAGACCTCGGCGTACTCGGCCTCGATTGCCGGCCGCACCGCCTTGGCGAACTGCTTGGCGTCGTAGGCGTAGTTGCCGTTCGACTGGATCGTGACGTTGACGTTGATCCCACCGCCACCAGCACTCCTCATGGTGGCGCCCGAGCCACGAGAAGCCGCCCTGCTCGGCATTGACGAAGCGAACGCAGCGCCTGGCATCTGATCGGCGACGGGGTCGCCGAGATGAGCGTTGGAGATGATCTGGCGAGCCTCGTGCTGTTCACGTGCCGACAGAGCATTGCGACTCCGAGCTACAGCACCCCTGTTGCCGCGATCGAACACGGCGTCGCCGAGGTTCAGTCGCTTGACGATCTCGGTGGCGGTGTTGACGCGCTCGGCACTCAGTTCGAGACCGGGCCGGTACGAGAGCCACGGGCCGAAGTCCTGTCCGTTGTTGGACAGCTTGTACATCGCCTTCAAGTTGACCAACGGGTTGAGCAGGTCGTCGTAGTTGGTGATCCCGAACAGCCGGGCGCGGGACGGGCCGAGGTCGCCGAGCATGTTGATCTGGCTCAGGCCGTAGCTGTTGTCGCCGGTACCACGGTTGGTGTTGTGCGCCGACGGATCCCAGTCCGACTCACGGTTGGTGATGCCGATGACGTTGATCAGACCCTGGCCGCGGAAGCCGACCGAGTAGGCCATCTTGGCAACCTGATCGCCGGTCATCTTGCCGCCGGCCCAGTCGTTCGTTGTGTCGGGCGTTCCGGTGTCGGCAGCACCACCGCCGTCACTGCCGCCGCCGCCGCCTACGAACCCGCCGGCTCCTTGCAACAGTGACAAGCTCGACGCCATCCCTCCGAGCAGGCTGGCGCTGCCACCGCCGAGGCCGGTGGCGATGTTGGCGCCAGCACCTCCACCGCCGCCGCCACTCTCACCGGAATCACCACCAGCACCTCCACCGCCATCGGTTTCGCTACTGACCGTCGTACCCCAAATCGCTGCGTAGCCACCCGCCTCGTAGTCACGCCGGCTACCAGGAAGCTCGGCCGGCTGCACGTGCCACGGTTCGCCGTTGACATCGTGGAAGTCCCGCAGGCCGTACTCCTTGCCGTGCTTGACGATCCAGCTGGTGTCACCGCCCATGTCGGCGGCGAGACCGATCTCGTGCATCGAGCGCCCGGGGGGAGCGGCAACGGCGAGCTTGATGTGGTGCCACGTCTGCCCGTTCCACTCGACCTGATCGCGACCGGGACCGGGCCGGTAGCGGTCGAGGAACATGGCACGCTGCTCTGCTTCGGAACGTGTACCGCCGCCCGGCTGCCAGTGCACCTTGCCTTTGGACCCGGCGATCATCGCCAGGATCCGCTTCTTCATGATCGGGTGCATCCCGTTCCACGAAGCGTCGTTAGGCTCTCGCGCCATCGGCATGCGGTTGACGTAGGCGTACTGGCCGCTGGTGTCGGTGGCTTGGCTAGTGGTATCGGTCGGGTCGCCCGTCTGCTGCAGAGGAGTCGAGTACGTGGAAGCAACCTCGTAGTTAGCGTCGCTGTAGTTCGGCTTCACCTCCATCGGGTGGGAGAGACCCTGGAAGAACTCGTCGTAGATCTGACGCTCTGTGTCACCACCTTGGTACCGGGCCGTGTACGTAGGTGCCCGGAGCATCTTGGAGATCTCGATGAGCCGGTTGCCGGCATCTTCGTAGTCGTCATCGTCGATCATCCCGCCACTGGTGGCCATGCCGGCGAAGTCGTTGCGGATGTCCATCCAGTCACCCAAGACCTGCGACTCTGAGTTGTTGTCTCCCTGTCGTGCGGCGAACTTGACAGCGTTGTTGAATGCCGTGCGGTCTCGTTGCTGTGCGGCATCCATCCACTTGACGATCAGATCTGCCTTACGCCGCTGGAACAGGTCGATCATCCCCGAGATCTCCGGGTACTTGGCATGATCGACCTTTATGTTCCATCTCGACATGTCTGGTTCACGTGGGAACTGAGCACTGTTGCCGTTGGACGTGTACGTCCCGTCATCGTTCCGGGTCATCCCCTTGCCCGGACCCTCGGTCATGTACCAGTGCCGGTAGGCGTTGATGATCTGCTTGTCGGACATGTCGGCAGCCCTCATCTGAGCGCCGAGCTGTTCGCGCTGCTCCTCTTCGGTGAAGCCGTTGCTGCCCACCAAGGAAGCCCAAATGTTGAGGCCGACGCCAGCTGTGGCACCGAGGGCAGCGCCGGCAGCGGTACCAAATCCGGGGCCGGCGATGGCCGTGCCGATCGCAGCACCGCCGAGCGTGGTCTCGCCGACGCTCTGGAAGATGTCACCCCAGTCCTTGGCGTTGACCGCCTGCACGATGCCGGCGGTGCCTATCGCTGCACCACCCACACCCAATCCGGCACGTGCAGCCATGCTGAGTCCGCCGGCAGCAGCAGCGCCGCCGCCACCACCACCACCTCCACCGCCACCACCACCTCCACCAAGCGCAGCAGAGAGCAATCCACCGCCGCCGCCACCGCCTCCTCCGCCACCGAACACGCCACGGGCCATCCCTATCCCGCCGAGGAGACCGAGACCACCAGTGACCGCCTTGACGACTCGTTCGAGGGAGGCGAACTCGGTGATCAATCCACTGGCTGCGTCCTCGACGCCGGTCAGCGCCTCTTGGATCTTCTGCTCGGTCTGCAGGTTGCTGACCTGTCCCGACTCGGTCTGCTGCAGGAAGCTGGCCTCCCGGCGGGAGCCGGCTGTCTGCGTGCTCAGCGCCTGCAGACCGAGCCGGTTGGTGTTCAGCCCGGCCGCGCTCAGCGAGGCCGACGAGTTGTAGTCGATGGTCCCGCCGGCCTGTGCCTGTTGCAGCCCGTAGGTGACGATCCACGTGTCGATCGTCTCGTCGTCGAGCATGTACATCGTCTGGAAGCGGATGCGCAGGGCGGACCCGGGCGTGCCGAGGTTGATGTAGTCGAACTGGTTGAGCTTGCGCCCGTTGTTGAACCGCATCTCGTAGTTGCGGATGTAGTCCTTGGCGATGTCGAACCCGCCGCGCACCTGCCCGCCGATGCGCGCCATCGGGATGCCCATCGACTTCTGCCGGCGCAGCACCATCGGGTCGAGGAACCCGGCCTGCGCCTGAGCGAGCTGTGTCGTCGTCGCCGTACCACCGAACGCCTGGGCGGCGGTACCAAGCGTCTGCATGTACTGGGTCGCCTGGATCGGGGTCTGACCCATGCGGTAGGACAACGCTGCGGTCTGAGCGACGTCCTGGCGTGACCCAGCGAACTGCCCGAGCGCCCGGAAGCGCTCCATCTCGATCTGGTTGGGGCTGCCCCCGTACATCGAGGCAGCGAAGGTCGCCTGGGCCGAGAGCGGGATGCTCTCGATCATGTTGCGGTGCAGACGATCGCCAGCCATGCCGGCGACAACCGGCGCCGCCATCATCGCCCCGAAGCCGACCTTGCTCAGCCACCCCATCGAGTTACCGCCGCCACCCGTTTCGGCCGGAGCGGCAGTACCGTTGGCCGGCGGCGTAGTCCCACCACCTCCGCCGGTTGCCCCCGGCCCACGGTTGACGAACTGCATCCACCCACGCATCGAGTTGGCGTTCGGTGCCTGCGATTGGGCGATGGTCGGCGAGGTGGTCGGCGGAGTGACTCCGACAGGCGTCGGCGGCTTGGCGATGTTGTTCGTCCAGCCCAGGTTTCCACCAGGGCGAAGCTGACCGCCCGCAGCCGGCCCACCCCCCATCCGTTGAGCGACCGACGGCACGTTGGCCATCCACGTGTTGCTGGTCTGAGCGCTACCGGACTGGCCGACCGGACCACCGCCCTTACCGAGCTGGTTGAGGACCGAGCCGCCGGTACGTGCCAACGAGAGGATCCCGTTGAGGTTGGCGAGCACTTCCTTCGTCGAGGAAGCCATCTCCTTCCACGACGCCGCCAATCCCTTGATGCCGTCCCAGCTCAGCTTGGCCGAGAGCGTTGCCGACGGAGAGCGGGTGTTAGGCCCGTTGCTCGGCCCCGTTCCCACTCGACTCGATGTACCGGATGCCGCCCCGAGGCCGACCGCCGGCTCACTGGGCGGCGGCATCTAGGACGCCCTGACGGGAGTCATCATCTTGCGGTACCGCTCCATGCGCGCCTTGTAGTCCATGTACTCGATCCAGTAGTTCCGCTCACGAACCGTCAGCGCCTTGCAGACCGTCGGGTTCCATCCGAAGATCTCGATCAGCCTCGTGTAGTGGGCATAGATGGCCTGGTAGTTAATTCGGTAGAAGGTCGGCCCAACCGATCCGTGTGGGGAGCCGATTTCCACACTTCTCGCAGGGCACTTCAACCTCCTTGAAGCCGACGACTGGAATGTCCAGTAGAGCTTCCACGATCTTGGCCCGGTCCCGGGCGCCCAGTTCGAGCGCCCACTTCTCCGGGTCGGCCACCGCCTTGCCGTTCACCTTCTCGACACAGGTGGCGAGGAACGCACTGTTCGCCTCAGGCGTGGTCAACGACTTCGCCGTGGAGTGGAACACGCTGAGCTGATCGTTGCCGGTGACGTAGTGCATCAGCACCTGGGTGCCGTCGCGCAGTTCCACAGCGAAGCGGTCGCTGGCGAACTCGCGCTCGTTGTTGATCTCCACCAACGCCTCGACATCGACGAACAGGTCGACGGCGAAGCTACACGTGGGACACAGCACGTCGCGGTACGTCCGCTCCTTGCCGTAGGTCGTGATGAGGATCTCCTTGAACAGGATGTCCCGGTCGGTGATCAGCAGCTGGCCGAGCACATCACGGTTCTTCGTGACGTCGATCGGGCCAACCTGCGTGACCGCACAGCGCAGGTGGAGGTCGACCACCATGACGTTGAAGTTGGCGTTACCTGACGGCAGGCGCGCTAGTACCTCTTCGTCACCACCGTTCAGCTCCCGCACGACTGCCGTGCGGTAGCGCTGTCCCTGGACCTCGATCCCCCACAACAGCTCGACGGTCCCGGCCGGCGGCTCGTCGATCACCGGTACGTCGGGGCGGGCGTCTTCGAGCATCCGCTCCAACGAGGCGTTGATGTCGTCAGGCATCATCGCCCCGGGGTGGAACTCCCTCTCCGGCGCTTCCCCCGGTGGCGTCTCCGTCCACTGGGACATGTCGAAGACCTCACCACCTGGGTTGACCTTCTCGGGATCGAAGTCGTCTGGTGAAAGCCCTTCGTACTCGGTCTGCTCGCTCGTCATGTTCCCTCCGTCGCTCTGGCTACCTGACTGCGTCCCTCGCGGAATCCACTCCGGCGTTGGTGCCTTGGGCGTTGGTGCCGTAGTACACCGAGAATCCCTCGTGGTGGACGGTCATCGTCTCGACCATCACCGAGTTGTCTCCGGCGTTGAGGTCGTTCCATTGGATTGCCCCTGGCCAGCAGTTGTAGTAGCGGGTCAACATGCCGGCTGCTTTGGGGCCGCGGGGGTCACCGTAGTCGTCCTTGTTCCAGTACGTCACCGGATGCTTGATGACCCGCACGATCATGTCGCAGCGGAAGTTGCCCGACCACCCGGTGCCGCCCTTGCCCCACTGGACCGAGAACACACGCCGCATCCAGTTGTACTGCGGTGAGGCGTTGGCGTTGATGAACACGCCACGGATGAGCTGCAGCGGCCCGACATCGGACTGCCCCGGCATCTTGCGGGTGATCGTGTTGTCGCCGCCCTCGCGGTAGGGGATCATCTCCGTCTGGATCCCCTGACCCGACACGGAGATGAAGCCCATCTGCGCGAAGGAGGTGGCGATGCCGGTGCCGCCGCCAACGAAGTTGACGCGGAAGACGAAGTTGCGGAGCGGGTCGCGGTCGGCCGGCAGTGCGTTGATGGGGAAGGTGAGTGCCATGGTTGCCTCCTCAGATCGTCACAGCCGTGGCGACCGTGCCGCTCTCGAACTGTCCGATGGTGATGATGATGAACTCGGCCGGGGTCAGCAGGGCGATGCCGACCTCGATGTTGACGACGCCCTGGGCGACGGTGTTGGGCGTGTTGTTGGTCTCGTCGCAGCGGACGTAGAACGCCTCGGTCGGAGCGCTGCCCTTCAACCCGCCCTGCGAGAAGATGTTGCCGAGGTAGTCGGCGCAGACACCTTCGAGGTGCTCCCACAGGCGGGCGTCGTTGTTGTCGAACAGCGACACCTCGGTGGCCAGCGTGAGAGCACGGGTGATCTCCATGATCGTGCGCCGCACGTTGACGTACATGTCGGCGCCGGTCTTCTTCAAGGTGCGGGCGCCCATGATCGACACGCCGGCCCCGGTGACCACACGCAGTGCGTTGACGTTGTTGTTGTTGAGCTTGGTCAGCTCCGGCTCGGTCAGGGAGCGCTCGACCTGCAGCGCACCACCGACCTTGTAGTTGCGGCCGGCCGGCACACGCCATGGACCCTGCGAGTCATCGGTAGCCATGTACTGGCCGACGATCGCTCCGCCCCCGGGACGTAGTGCGGTACGGCCCGGCACGGCCGAGCCGATGGCCGGCATCCACACCTGCGGGTAGTAGATGCTGCCGAAGCTCCCGGCCTTGGAGTTGTACACGTTCAACCCGAGATCGCTCTGTGCGTACTGGATGATCTGGTCGACGGTCTGGCCGATCGGGGGGTCGATGACGACGAAGACATCACCACGAGCCGAGGCGTCGTTGATCGCCGCCGTGATGATCTCCTTCTTCGTCTGGTTGACGAGGTTGAGCACGTACGGCCCGGGGATCGACGCCATCGATGCCACGGCGTTGGCGTAGGCGACGTCGAAGGGAGCGGTGTACGTGCCGTCGCTACCACTGGTCAGCGCCGTCCCGCCGGCCGTGCCCGGCATCGGCCGGTTGGTGGCGTTGTTGGGCAGGTTCGGGTTGTAGGTGACGCCCGGGGTGAAGGTGACCAGCGGGGTGCTCGTAGAGGACGGCGGGTTGGTCACCGTGTAGAGGTAGCGGTCGTCGTTGGGGAACAGCGAGACATCGTTCCACTGGGAGATGAGGTACTCGCTGTTGCGCTTGGAGGAGTCGAGCGTCACCCCCGTCGGCACGCTGTACACCGCCACGTCGAAGCGGTAGTTGACGGGGTCGCGGATGTAGCAGACGACGTTGAGGTTGTTGCCCCACGCTCCGATGTTGGTCGCCGTCACCGTGAACAGCAGCGCCCCCGGAGGACCGGGAGGCGTGGTC